GATACTGGAAACACAGGAGCCACAGGTGTAATTGCTGCAACCTCACCATTGGCTTATGACTCTGGCACTCAAACAGTTTCTCTATCACAAACAACCATCACAATCAACGGAACCGCTGTCGCACTCGGTGGGACCATAACAGTAAATGCGAGGCTTGCCTAATGCCCTACTTCATCTCTGACCAGACCGATTGCCCTGAGTGGGCAGTAGTTAAAGAGGATGGTGTTGTCATCACTTGCCAGCCAACCAAGCAGGATGCCATAGATCAGATGGTTGCTTTGTCAATCGCTGAGGAGATCGAGCCAGGTGGAGAACTAAGACTTGATTCTGGCCCACCAGCGGTTATTGCAGACATTGACGACACAATGATTACCAGCGATGGAACTAGGGATGAAAAGGTCTATCTTTACCTAGATAGCTTCGATGGCACTCAGATTTTTATCATTACTGGCAGATTAGTCAGCGAAAGAGAAACAACAATCGCCGAGCTTGACAGCCTAGACATCGAGTATGACCAGTTGTTGATGAGGCCTAACGCCGACATTACGCCTACTGAGTTCAAGAGGGCCACAGCTCAAAGATTGCTAGAAACCTACAATGTCATGGTCGCTGTTGAGAACAACCCAGAGACTCGAGCTGCTTATGCAGACCTTGGAATAACTGCCATCGCACCAGCCGATGTGCCCACAGTTCCATACATGGATGATGACATGGAAGAGGAAAGGGCCATCAAGCAAGATGCCCCTGCTTACATGAGAGCAGCAGCTCGCCGAGGCCTTGAGTATTACGAGCAAGGTCTAGCTGGCGATGGTGTCACACCTGGCACTATTCGCGAGGCTCGAGCTATGGCAGAAGGCACAGTCAGCGATGACAAGTGGATAAGAATTGCTGCTTGGATTGCTCGACACCTTGTTGACCTAGACAGCCCAGATGCCAACCCCAACTCAGACAACTATCCATCAGCCGGTGTTGTTGCTCACTTGCTTTGGGGATCAGGTCCATCTAAGAGAGCTGCACAACGCACAAAAGACTACGCTGATTCGGTTGTTGCTAGAATCAGAGCAGAGGAAACTACCAGGATGACTAATAAAAACAAGTGGCTAGATGTCGCGAGAGCGATTGCCCTAAAGATTGACGGCCCACAGGCTAAACAGCCAGAGGTCAGAACTAACAGCGTTGACTTCGAGGTCAGAGCTGAGGGCGATGGTATGAGCTTCACCGGCTACGCCTCAGTGTTCAACAGCCCCTCTGAGGATCTAGGTGGCTTCATCGAGTATGTTGCCCCAGGTGCTTTTAGGCGTTCCCTACAATCTCGCAACGAGGTAAAGCTTCTCTGGAACCATGACGCAGGTGAACCACTTGCATCCCTTCGCGGTGGCACTATGCAACTTGTCGAGGATGAGCGAGGCCTAAAGGTCACAGCACAACTTCCCAACACAACACGAGGTCGGGACATTGCCGAGCTACTTAGGACTAAGGTTATAGATTCTATGAGCTTTGGTTTCAATGTCATCAAAGATTCATGGTCAGCAGATGGCAAAACAAGAACTTTGGAATCAGTCAGATTGTTTGAGGCAAGCATTGTTAGCTTTCCTGCCTACTCGGCTACAACCGCGACTGTTAGATCTACAGACCAGGCGATCGACCCAGACAAGCTTGCCGATGCACTGCTAAGGCTAGAGTCCGGTGATGACCTCGATGAGGCTCAGGCAACCCTAATCACCGATGTTGTTGGCAAGCTAAAGGCACAGCCAGAAGCAGAAGATGTTGCAGACAACGGCCTTGACTTGCTAGACCTAAAGAAAAAGCAGTTTGACCTACTACTCAAAAGGATCTAATTATGGCAACCAAAGATGAAATCAAAGCAGCTATCCTTGCAACCGCTGGCAACCCATCAGCCGGTGTAGTCGCAGAAATAGCTGAGGATCTAGCCCAAGCAGTTTGGGAACTAGACAACAAGAACTCGGTGAACCCAGCCAAAGAAGTTAGGGTCACCAGTCCAAAAGAAACTCGCTAAAGAGTTTTTAGCCCCAGCTCGGCCCCCTTCCTGAGCTGGGGTTTTTTTGTGCTTGTAAACTTGTGAATAGCAGTTGAGTGTAAGCACCGCTGTGTCTGTTGAGTGTCAGCACCGCAGGAAACCCTAATCAACTAACTAACAGGAGAATCATGTCTGACTTTATCAAGTCACAAATGGATGCTCGCAACAACCTCATCGCACAGGCAAGAGAAGTTCTTGACTTTGCTGAGGCTGAGAAGCGTGGCCTATCCGCAGAAGAAAACCAGAAGATTGCTCGTATCGAAGCTGACATCGACTCAGCCGACACCGCTATCTCAACTGCTCGTTCAATCGCAGACCGCGAAGCTCGTGCAGCCGAGGCATCCGCTTCATTCGCACCAGCAACCAACTCACCAGCTAACAGCGATGCAGACATCCTACGCTCAATCGCTATGGGTGAAACTCGTGGACACGAGTTCGTTCGTGAGGCTCGTACTCTAGTTCCATCAGCTAACACTGTTGGCCAGAGCTTCTACGACCAGGTATTCGCAATCGCACAGCTAGTTGGCCCAATGCTAACTGTGTCTGAGGTATTCAACACCACCTCTGGCGAGAACCTAGTTATCCCAACAGTCACCGCAACTTCAACCTCTGGTTCAGTTGCAGCTGCAGGAACCATCTCTGAGAGCAACCCAACATTCTCATCCATCACCCTTGGTGCTGAGAAGTATGGTGCTCTAGTGCAGGTTGCTCAGGAACTTGTGACTGACGCTGGATTCGACATCACCAGCTACTTGGCACAGCAGCTTGGAACCTCACTTGGCCTAAAGGTCAACGATGTTCTAACCACAAAGCTATCCGCTGCTGCTGGATCAGTAGTTCGTGGAACCGCAACCAACTTCGCTGCAACATACGAGGACTTGGTTGACCTAGTGTACGGAATTGCTGATGGTGCTCGTGTCCTTCCAGGACTGGGCTTCCAGATGAGCAAGTCTGGTATCGCTGCAGCTCGTAAGCTCAAGGATGGTGCAGGAAACTACATCTGGCTTGACAACGCTGTAAACGGACAGCCAGCTCAGTTGCTTGGCTACCCAGTGTTCGAGAACCCAAATGTTGCTGCTGTTGGAACTGCTGCTAAGTCAGTATTGTTCGGACACTTGCCATCATTCAAGGTTCGCGTTGCAGGTGGAATGAGAGTTGACCAGTCAGCTGACTTCGCTTTCAACACCGACACTGTGACCTACCGAGGCCTAATGCGAGTTGATGGTGGACTAACCCACGCAACTCACATTGGTTTCTACCAGGGTAAGTAATTAGCCCTAGCTAAATAAGCTGACAAGCCCCAAGCGTGTAGGTTCGCTTGGGGCTTGTCTTTTGCTAGGATTAGGCCATGCCTACTACTAAAAAAGAGAAACTCAACGGAGCTGTCAGCCTTTGGTCAAACAGCTATAACGCCCCAACCGGATACGGTCAGCAAGCCACACACTTGCTAGACAATCTCAAAAGGTCTGGCCTCGATGTCCAGATGTTGTCTAACTACGGCCTTGAAGGTGTGCCGACAACTATCCAAACACCTCATGGAAAAGTGCCACACTTCCCTCGAGGCATCGACCTTTACAGCAACGATGCTGCACCGATAGATCATCAAAGCTTTATCAACGCCAACCCTGACAAGCCCAACTTGTTTATCAGCCTTTACGATGTTTGGGTGATGCAAGCCAAGGGTTATGACAACTTTCCTATTGCTTCATGGGTGCCACTAGATCATGTCACCTTGCCACCAAAGGTTGAGCAGTGGCTTCGCAAGCCTAATGTCACACCAATCGCGATGGCACCTCATGGTGTTAGGCAGATGACAGCCAAGGGCATTGAGTGCGAGTATGTGCCTCACGCTGTTGATACTAAAGTTTACAAGCCGACCTTCACCATTGGCAAACACGCTATCAACGATTACCTCGGCATCAAAGAGAGTGATTTCCTTATCGGAGTTGTTGCAGCTAACAAGGCCTCGGGTTTGGTTCACAGAAAAGCTTTTGGCGAATTGCTGATGGCCTTTAGCATCTTTTCTAAAGACCATCCTGATGCTTTGCTCTATCTGCACACTGACGCTTATGGGATGGCAGGTGGCTGGAACCTTATTCAAGTTTTACAATCACTTGGTATTCCAAAAGATAAGGTGCTACTGCCTAACCCCCAGGACTACCGCTTTGGCATGGCTAAGAAAGACCTTGCAGCCATCTACACCAGGATGGATGTGCTACTTGCCCCGAGCTACGGAGAAGGCTTTGGAGTGCCAGCTATCGAGGCTCAGGCTTGTGGCACAAGGGTCATCGGATCTAACTGGGCTGCAACCCCAGACCTAATCAGCGAGGACTCATGGCTTACCGATGGACAGCCAAGCTGGGATGCAGGGCAAGATGCCTGGTGGCAAACACCGAACATCCCTAGCCTTGTCAATGCCTTAAAAGAGTCCTACAAAGCCGAGCGAGGTACATCAACCATCGCTGTTGACTTTGCCCAACAGTTCGACATCCAGACAGTCTGGGAAAACCATTGGGTGCCGGTGCTAAAGAAACTACTCAAGTGATTCCAGTCTTAGGCTTCGCAACCCTGAAAAGGTTTGACTTGGCTCAAAGGCTACTCGACTCTATTGACTATCCAATCGAGCACTTAGTGATCGTTGACAATTCAGGCACAAATACTTGGAACCCTAGCCAGCCAGAAAAGGTAAAGAACCTTTGGATGATTAGAGTGCCCTTTGGCCTTGGCCTTGTAGGTGCTTGGAACCTGATTGTAAAGTCAACCCCCTATGCCCCTTACTGGGTGCTTGTCAATGATGATGCCTGGTTCGGTGAGGGTGCCTTAGACATTATTGCTCAAGATGCCAACCCTGATGGCCTCAGCTTCCCACACATCAGCCCTGACTGGTCTTGCATTGTGCTTGGGCAAAAGGTAGTCGAGGAAGTCGGACTTTATGATGAGCGACTGTATCCGCTGTATTTTGATGATAACGACTACGAACGGCGAATCAGAAACGCTGGGTTGCCGGTCAAAAGAATCGAAGCAATAGTCCACCATGACAACAGCTCAACCCTCAAGTCAGGCTACGAGCACAAGAACGCTGTTAGTTATCGAAACAACAATGCTCTGTTTGATTCTAAAGTCTTGAACAACGATTACACCGAGGGCAACTGGTCACTAAAGATAAGGCGTGAAAACTCTTGGGGTTAGTTTATACAGGTGGCACCTTCGACCTATTTCACTCAGGCCATGCTAGGTTTCTGCAACGCTGTGCTGAGCTTGGTCCTGTTGTCGTATCCCTAAACACCGATGAGTTCATCGAGGAATATAAGGGCAAGCCCCCAGTCATTAGCTACCCAGACCGCGAGGCTGTCCTGATGGCTTGCAGGTATGTTGACAAGGTAATCCCCAACACAGGTGGTACCGACAGTAAGCCAAGCATCGAGGAAGTGTGGCCAGACATCATTGCCATTGGCACCGACTGGGCTAGGCGTGACTACTACGCACAGATGCAGTTTGACCAGGACTGGCTTGATGAGCGAGGCATCGCCTTGATCTACATTCCCTACACCCAAGGCATAAGCTCAACAGCCATCAAAGAGCGGATGATGTTTAGGCGTTAGACTAGACAAAGACTTATCAAAGGATTCCTATGGCAATTACCAACGGCTACGCGACACTAGCTCAAGTCAAAGCAGCACTCAGAATCACAGACAGCGTTGATGACCCCCTATTGGAGATGGCTATCGAGTCGGGCTCTAGGGCCATTGACGGATACGCCAACCGCAACTTCTATTCATCCGGCTCGGCAGTTAGGGTCTTTACACCTAGCGACAGCTTTGTCACAGAGATTGACGATCTAATCAGCCTGACAACTCTAAAGACAATGACCGATGATGACAGCACCTTTGACACTACTTGGTCAGCAAGTGACTATCAGCTTGAGCCACTAAACGGCAGAGCTGATGGACTTATCTCACCTTTCACAAGCATCAGAGCTGTTGGAGATTACCTATTCAGCCAGTTTGAGCAAGAGGCAACTGTGCAGGTCACAGGTGTTTGGGGTTGGTCAGCAGTCCCAATCTCAGTCACCCAGGCAACAGTCATCCAGGCATCGAGGATCTACAAGCGACTAGACAGCCCACTTGGAGTAGCTGGTATCTCTGACATTGGAATCATGCGAGTCAGCAACAGGCTTGACCCAGATGTTGCCCAGCTTGTTGACCCGCTACGCAGAATCAGGTTTGCATAGTGGCAAGCATTACCGACCTACGGACCGCTATTGCCACTAACCTTGGCACCATCGTAGGGCTCAGAACCAGCCCTGAGATGCCGGACAACCCCAACCCACCAATCGCCCTAGTCAGACCTGTGACAGTTGAATACAACCAGGCGATGGCTAAGGGTCTAACCAAATACAGCTTTGTCGTTGTTGTTATCGTTGGCCGAGCCGATGAGAGAACAGCACAGCGATCACTTGACAACTACTGCTCATCCACAGGGGCATCAAGTATCAAGAACGCAGTAGAATCAGATAAGACACTTGGTGGCAATGCCTACGATTGCCGAGTGACTGAAATGAGAAACTACACCCCCATCCAGCTAAACGAAGGCACTTACCTAGCAGCGGAGTTCGCTGTTGATGTGTTTGCCGACTAGGAGAAAAACAAACAATGCCAAAGTTCATCGCCACAAACTACAATGTCACAATCAACGGCACAGACTTTAGTTCCTCACTTGCATCGGTTGAATTGCCGATTGAAGTAGAAACTCAGGACACTACCGCTTTTGGTGCAACATTCCGTACAGCAATCGCAGGATTGCAGACCGGCTCAATCACCCTAGAGTTCCACCAGGACTTTGGAGCAGGAGCCATTGACACAGTTCTTTATCCACTACTAGGCACAAACGCCACAGTAGTAGTACGCCCAGCAGGAACCGCTACAAGTGCAACAAACCCTGCCTTCAGTGGTACTTACCTAGTGACCCAGTATTCACCATTCAACTCAACAGTTGGTGACCTTGCCACACTATCTGTGACCTGGCCTCTAAATGGTGCATTGACAAGGTCCACAGTCTAAGACCATGCAAATCCCATTCATAGTTGAGTTTGTGGATGGTAATAAAGAAAAGGTTGTCACTGGCACCCCAGACTTTATTGCCTTCGAAGAGAAGTACAACTTGGCCATAACGACTATCCAGTCGGACCCTCGCCTAACCTACCTGAGCTTCATTGTTTGGAACTCGCTCCGCAGAGCTAAAAGGACTGACAAGTCTTTCGAGGACTTTGTGGAAACTCTGGACACAATCTCAGGCGATGATGCAGACCCAAAAGTCTAAAGATCAAGGGGCTAGGAGCTACTAGCCAGCACTACCTGATCGCTTACTTGGCCTGTGAAACAGGGATTGCACCCTCGGCTCTACTACAAGAGTCCGAGCGTATGCTCTTTACGATGCAAATGTATCTAAAGGGCAAAGCAGAACAGATGAGGCAATAATGATAAAGAGTATGTCAGTCGAGGTCTACGGCATTAGGGAAACCCTTGCCGAGATCCGCGATGTAGACAAAGACCTATTCTTTGAGATTAGGGCCTTCATGAAGCGAGCCGGTGACACCCTTGGTCG